TGACAGTGCGGCTGCGCCCGGAAATTGGGTGGTAGACGGGATTAAGATGCACGCCCTGTTTGATGCTGCGCCAGGAACCTCTGCGCAAGTAGCAAAACACACTGCTGATGCTGGTGACGAAGTCCACGTCGTTGTATACGACGAAGACGGCGGAATCAGTGGAACGCCTGGCACCATTCTTGAAACTTATCCTTACTTGTCTTTGGCAACAGACGCCAAGACAGACGACGGATCAACAAACAATGTTGCCGAGGTGTTGAATAACAACTCACGATACGTTTGGATCGCTAGTTTAGCAACAGAGTTTTCGGGTATCAGTACCGCAGCAACGTTTACTGGTTCTGGAGATTCAGCAGTTCAGAACTATTCTCTTGGGTCTGGAGTTCACACAGCACTAAGTGTTGGTGATTATCAGTTTGGCTTCGATCAGTATGAAGATGAAGAAACCATTCAAGTAGACTTCTTAGTTGCTCCTGGATTACAATCAAACGAAGATCAAAAAACAATCATTAATTATCTCGCAGGCATTGCCGCGGGAAGAAAAGATTGTGTTGTCGTGGCATCACCCTCGCGAAACTTAGTCGTCAACAAAACAGATACTTCTTTTGTTGCTTCTACTACCGTGACTTGGGCGAACACCTTAAACTCGTCATCATATCTCATAGTTGACAACAACTACTTAAAAGTGTACAACAAGTATACTGATAAGTATGTGTTTATTCCAGCGGCTGCTGCGACTGCGGGTGTTATGGCTTCGACAGATCTTGTTGCCGCCCCATGGTTCTCACCCGCTGGTTCAAGACGTGGACAGTACTTCGGTGTTACTTCTCTTGCTTACAATGCCACAAAAACACAACGTGACCAATTGTACAAGGCAAGTATTAATCCGATTGTGAATCTTCCTGGACAAGGTATTCTGCTCTATGGTGACAAGACCAAACTTGGTCGTCCTTCCGCATTTGATCGCATCAACGTCCGACGCCTATTCTTAGTCGTTGAACGAGCAATCAAAGGTGCCGCACAGAACGTTATGTTCGAATTCAATGATGAGTTCACTCGTGCGGAGTTCGTTAACATTGTCGAACCTTTCTTGAGAGAGATTAAGGGTAGACGGGGTATCACTGATTTCAGAGTAGTGTGTGATGAAACAAACAACACTTCTGATATCATTGATAACAATCAATTTGTCGCTTCGGTCTTTATTAAGCCTGCTCGATCTATCAACTACGTTACATTAAACTTCGTAGCGGTTAGAACTGGTGTAGACTTTGATGAAGTCGTTGGGCTGGTCTAGGAGATAGAAAATGGCATTACTAGGAGTCGACGACTTTAAATCGAAACTGCGAGGTGGTGGCGCTAGAGCGAATCTGTTCAAAGCAACACTTAACTTTCCAGCATACGCAGGGGGTGACGTAGAACTTACGTCATTCCTTTGTAAAACTGCGCAGTTACCACAGTCTTCAACCAACTCGTTCGTTGTTCCCTTCAGAGGGCGCGATCTTAAGGTTGCGGGCGATCGCACATTCGAAGATTGGACGGTCACTATCATCAACGATACTGACTTCACCATTCGTGATTCGTTTGAACGATGGATGAACGGAATGAATGCTCACAGTGCTAACACAGGTTTGACAAATCCAGTTGACTACCAAGCAGATTTGCTTGTTGATCAATTAGATCGTGATGAATCTGTAATCAAGCGTTATACATTCAGAGGCGCGTTCCCGACTATTGTTGGACCAATTGCACTCGCTTATGATACAAGGGATGAGATAGAAACCTTTGATGTGACGTTCTCATACCAGTATTGGGAATCAAATACGACAAGTTAATTTCGTTATAAGTAAAACAGACGGGGATGAATAGGTCGCCCCTTCCCTTTCCTTAGAGGGTAGTCCCCGTCTTTTTTATTACATTCATTAAGGGGAATGTTACGAAACAAATACATTACATTGTGCCAAAACATATGGGTGGAACTGATGACCCAGACAATATAGTCGAACTAACAGTTGAAGAACATGCTGAAGCACACCGTAAGTTATATGAAAAATATGGACATATGCAAGATTTGATTATGTGGAAGGGTGTGTCAGAAATCACAAAATTCGGAATGCTGTCGGATGACCAAAGACGGGCTATTAAAAGGATTGCGTGTACTTGGCGGTCAACGACAATATTAAAGGAAAATCATAGTGGCTGATAATATTAACACACTTAAACTTTTTGGTTTTGAAATAAAAAGAACCAAAAAGGGTGATCGTGGTAAACAGGAATTACAGTCTGTTGTACCACCGTCTGACAATGACGGCGCGGGCTATGTAACGGCTACCGCTGGTCATTTTGGTCAGTATATCAACATGGAAGGGGATGAGTCGAAAGACAATCACCAACTTATCCTGCGTTATCGTGGTGTTGCTATGCACCCTGAAGTTGACATGGCAGTTGACGAGATTGTTAATGAAACCATTTCAGCATCAGAACTACAATCATCTCTAGAACTTTCCTTAGACGATATTGAAGCTGGTGATAAAATTAAAGATCAGGTTCGCGAAGAGTTTGAGAACATCATCGCATTGCTTCGTTTTAATGAAGTTGGTCATGAACTTTTTAGATCTTGGTATGTAGATGGTAGATCATATCATCATCTACTTGTCAATGAGGCCAATACTAAAGCGGGTATCCAAGAGATTAGACCTATTGATGCCGCTCGAATTCGAAAGGTCCGTGAAGTAAAATACAAGAAAGATCAAATGACAGGTGTAAAGATCGTCGACAAGGTTGATGAGTTTTATATTTACGAAGAGAAGCCAGGGCAGACACAAAGTGGTGTAAAACTGTCTAACGACTCGATCAGTTATGTGACGAGTGGTATGTTAGATGAGTCAAAAAAGAAAGTTGTCTCGCATCTACACAAAGCATTAAAACCGATCAACCAATTGCGCATGATGGAAGACTCGTTGGTCATCTATCGACTTGCTCGCGCACCCGAACGTCGAATCTTCTATATCGATGTGGGTAATTTACCCAGAGGTAAAGCAGAGCAATACATGTCAGACATCATGGCAAAGTATCGTAACAAGTTAGTCTATGATGCGAGCACAGGTCAGATTAAAGATGATCGCAAACACATGTCTATGCTTGAAGACTTTTGGTTACCTCGCCGAGAAAATGGTCGAGGCACCGAGATCACCACGCTACCAGGCGGCGAGAATCTAGGGCAGATAGACGACATCGTCTATTTTCAGAAGAGATTGTATCGTTCTCTGAATGTGCCGATCAATCGACTTGAACAAGAGGCACAGTTCTCACTCGGTAGATCAACCGAAATATCAAGAGACGAAGTTAAGTTTCAGAAGTTTGTTGATAGATTACGTCGTCGATTCTCGTGGATATTCCTTGGAATACTTCGCAAACAGTTGTTGCTCAAAGGCATTATCACCGAGCAAGATTGGGAAGAATGGAAAGACAGTGTATATATTGACTTTATTAAAGATAACCAGTTTACTGAACTCAAAGAGATGGAAATTCTCAGAGAACGAATTGGTGTCATGAACGAGATTACACAATATGTTGGTGAATACTATTCGAAAGAATGGGTAATGAGAAATGTTCTGCGTATGTCTGAGGATGACATCGAAGATATGAAAAAAGAAATCGAGCAAGAAGTAAAGTCTGGTGAGATTGATGATGGAGAAGAAGAACAACAAGAACCAGTGGCGCCTAAACCCGTTCCTGTACAGGTTGTTCCTGATAAAAAAACTGAGGAGTAATTATGTCTGAAGAAAATATAGTAGATACACTAATTGATGAGTTACAAGCGGAACCTATACAAACAGATTCTAAACCAATCGAAGACTTTCTGAAAGCGGTTGAGGATCAAAACTTTACTCAAGCAGAACGTCAGTTTAACGATCTTATCCAAGATCGATTACAAGACACACTTGATCAGACAAAGGCACGAATAGCCGCATCGATTGGTGACACTTCTGAACCCGAGTTTGAACTGGAGTCAGAATCTGAACTTGAATTGGGCGCCGACACAGACGATAATGATGAAGATACCGAATCCGAAGAAGATGAGATCTAAATTATTATAAATAATCTAGTTGGAGAATTAAATGAAATCATTTAAAGACATTCGTGAAGCAAAGAGTAAGATGCCTCCGGGTGATCATGTCTCTGACACTAAAGTCAATCGTCACACTGTGATGGTTCACAAAGATAAAAAAGGGTTCTCTGTTTATATCGACGGAGACAAACTCGACACCTATCGTTCTCAGAAAGAAGCTGAGAAGATGGGTGCTGCTTTCGCAAAGGAAATGTAGATGAAACTTATTGCCGAGTATATCGACAACGAATTAGAAGTTATCACTGAAGCAAAGAGCAACGGTGAGAAGTCTTACATGATTGAAGGTATCTTTGCGCAAGCAGAATCAAAGAATAGAAACGGTCGCATATACCCTCGTGCTATTATGGAACGAGCGGTTGACAAATATGTGACCGATCAAGTTAGCAAGAAACGGGCTGTCGGAGAGTTAAATCACCCCGAAGGTCCGACTGTTAACTTGGATAAAGTTTCACACCTTATCACTGACCTCCGATGGGAGGGAAATGATGTGGTAGGAAAGGCACAAATACTGGATACACCTATGGGTAAGATTGTAAAAGGTCTCCTTGATGGCGGTGTTCAACTAGGCGTGTCAACTCGTGGTATGGGTAGTCTTGAACAAAAAAATGGCGTGATGTATGTACGCGAAGACTTTATTTTAAATACAGTCGACATCGTACAGGATCCCTCCGCACCAGCCGCCTTCGTTAATGGTATTATGGAAGGCGTTGAATGGGTGTGGAATAATGGTGTCATTCAAGCTCAAGAAATTGAAGAAATGGAGACAGAAATTACAACCGCTCCGAAAAAGCATCTTTACGAGACGCAGGTTCGTGAGTACAAAAATTTCCTCTCGTCGCTCAAATCAAACTTTAAGGAATAAGACATATGTCTGATCTAGAACAGAATGGTGAGCTTCCTATCGAGGAAGCTAGTGCTCAGAAGATGCCTGTTGGTACTGAGGCAGACTCTATCGCGTCCGTAGACAAGACTGACGATGCTGTTAAGAAAGCCCCCTCACGTAAAGGGGATACTGGAAAACAGGATCCGATGCCGAAAACTAAAGCAGGAATGCTAAACGCTATGTACGGTAAATTATCTGGTATGAAAAAAGACCAGTTAAATGCTATGTACAGCAAAATGCAAGAAGACTTTGAAGATGTAGAAGAAGGCGAAGCAGTTGAACTGCCCGAGTTCTCTTACAACGACGAGTTGAAAGAACTTGTAGAAAGCGAAGCTACTTTATCTGATGAGTTCAAAGTGAAAACTGCGGTAATTTTCGAAACTGCTATTCGTACTAAGTTATCAGAAGAAATTGATCGCTTAGAAGATGAATATCAAACCCGACTCGGCGAAGAATTGGAAGCAACGCGTTCCGATCTCGTTGAAAAAGTTGACAGCTATCTCAACTATGTTGTTGAGAATTGGACAAAGGAAAATGAACTCGCTATCGAGACTGGTTTGCGTACTGAAATCGCTGAAGATTTCATGGGCAAACTGAAGGACTTGTTCCTTGAGTCTTATATCGAAGTTCCAGATTCCAAAGTCGATCTAGTTGACGAGCTTGCTGAACAAGTTGAAGAACTCGAAGAGAAGTTGAATTTACAAACTTCTGAAGTCCTCAACATGGCACAAGAAATCGAATCGTACCAACGCGAATCAGTGGTTCGTGAAGCGACTCGTGATCTTGCCGAAACGCAGGTTGAAAAGCTCACATCTTTAGTTAGTTCTCTCGATTTTGAAGACCAAGAATCTTTTGCGCAAAAAGTTAAAACCGTAAAAGAATCATACTTCAAAAAAGCAGTGGCTGTTGAAGACGAGTTAATCGAAGATTGGGATAACAGTACACAGTCACAAGAAGTTAATAGTGTGATGGACATGTATCTCAACGCTATCAAAAAATCTAACAAATAAGGAATAATACTCATGCAAGTATCCTATGACAAATTGATCGAAAAGTGGTCACCAGTTCTTGAAGAAGAAAGTTCTGGTAAGATCATGGATCATCACCGTAAATCTGTAACCGCGGCAGTTCTTGAAAACCAAGAAATTGCATTCCGTGAAGAAGCGGGTATGCTCGCCGAATCACCTACTAACGGCAACTTTGCTGTAACTGGGGCATCTGCTGGCGTAACTGGTGCGAACTGGAACCCCGTTCTAATCGCTCTTGTTCGTCGTGCAATGCCTAACTTGATGGCATACGACTTAGCAGGCGTTCAGCCTATGACTGGTCCTACTGGCTTGATCTTCGCTATGAAGTCACGTTACAAGACTACTCGTGGTGGCGCAACTTCTGGTGACGAAGCATTGTTCAACGAAGCAATTGTCCCTTTCTCTGGCGACTCAAGTGTATCACAGTCTGGCGGTCCTTCTGGTCTTGCTGGTGTATCTGACACTGACAATGACTCGTCTATTGTTGACTCAGGTTCTGTTTATGTACCAACAGTTGGCGGCGGTATGCCCACTGCTGATGCTGAAGCACTCGGCGACGGTGTTCAGTCTGATTTCGCAGAAATGGGTTTCACCATCGAGAAAGCAACCGTGACTGCAAAGTCTCGTGCGCTGAAAGCTGAATACAGCTTAGAACTTGCCCAAGACTTGAAAGCGATTCACGGTCTTGACGCAGAAACAGAACTCGCGAACATTCTTAGCACAGAAATTCTTGCTGAGATCAACCGTGAAATCATCCGTACTATCAACTCTCAAGCAAAAATCGGTTGTCGTCAAGCAGGTATTCAAACTGCTGGTATCTTCGATCTTAGCACTGACGCTGATGGTCGTTGGTCAGTTGAAAAGTTCAAGGGTCTGTTGGTACAACTCGAACGTGAAGCAAACGTAATTGCGAAAGAAACTCGTCGCGGCAAAGGTAACGTAGTAATCTGTTCTTCAGACGTTGCTACTGCTCTTGCAGCTTCTGGTATGCTTGATTACGCTCCTGCTATCAGCGCAAACCTCCAGGTTGATGACACTGGTAACACCTTCGCAGGTGTATTGAACGGTCGTACTCGTGTGTACATCGATCCATATGCTGTTGCTGACTATGTAACTGTTGGTTACAAGGGTACTAACCCTTACGACGCTGGTATCTTCTACTGCCCTTACGTCCCATTACAGATGGTACGTGCGGTTGGTGAGAACGATTTCCAACCACGCATCGGGTTCAAGACTCGTTACGGGATGGCATCTAACCCATTCGTTGGTCTCACCGCTGCTGATGGTTTGGCTACGGCTCGAACTAACCAATATTACAGAATCTTCCGAGTGGACAATATCCTCGCGTAAGATAAGTAATAAGAAAAAGAATCACATTAGTGATCATTTTGGGGAGACTTC